ATATCTCCCTAAATGACACCAACTGCATTAAAGTAGTTGCGGTAGTGATAGGCAATCAGGCAGATCCCGAAAAACCTACCAGCAACTCACCACGGCAGGATTAGCCAAAGCAAGGCATCCAGCAACGTGCACACACTTCGTTTCACTGTAAGCACCATCTCGCCGCACCACCCAGTTGAGTCGAGTGATACCTAGATCCTTCTCTTCGATAGTCTGGTTGAGGCCCACCATTCCGGTCACATGTGCAAGCTTGCGTTTGTCTTCGCTGAAGTTGCTACGGGTGATAATATTCTTGCGGTAGGCATCAGCATCAGACTGGGTTGCTGTAACCACAAGGCAATGAAGGCTTTGGCTCAGTGCCCGCATCTGTTTCCAAGTTTCGTTGATTTGGTGCCGTATGTCAATCCTGTTGTTGTCACTGGCCAAAATATCAGCATAGTCAATAACCACAACATCTGGCACCCAGCCTTCCCGTTCCCAGCCTGCCAAGATACCTTTGATGCCACTTATGCTGATACTGCTGTTGGGGTGGCATGATAGTTTCCAAAGCGTGCTATTTGTCTTTAGCTTGGTGATTAGTTCTTGGCACGCCTTGTTGGCACGCCTCCAGCTAAGTGGGGCAGAAAATACCTTTTCCTTGTACTCTACTTCGGCCGTCCAACTTCCCTTTTGCCTGGAGATCATTACCGGGTAGTTAGCTGTGCATGGGACTAGTGGGTGCTTTGATACCCGGCACATAAGCCGACGCATAACCTGGGCTTGGCTCAAATCGCCACACTCAAAGAAAGCTACCCTGCGTCGTGCCAGCAAAGCACGGTAGGCTATTTCCGCAAGCCAATAGCTCTTGCCGCGCTTGTCCGGCCCCATGATGCCTATAAAGCCGTCCCGTTCTAGGGTCGTACCAAAGAACTCACCTAGGGCACCTGGGAACGTAACTAGTGCTTCGCTTTTGGCCTCGAACGCTTCGCGAATAGCTTCGGTGTCATTTAACACGTCCACACCGGCCCCAACACCAAGCTCAACTTTGTTCCAGCTAGCCACTCGTTCTATTGCTTTGGTAAGATTACCAGAGGCTATGTCGGACTGAATGGCCTCAGCTAGTGCCTCCATCTGCACGGTGTTGAAGTGACGGCCAGCAAGGTCGATCAAGTACTCAGCGTTCAGATCCCCGGCAGCTTCGTACTCATCCGACAGCGTTTCTAGAAAGTCGCCGATCAGGTGGACAACAGTCTTGTTGTTGGCCGTCTCAGCCCAGGTGTTGTATAGTGACTGTATCTCCTTTTTGGGTGGTGCGTCATACTTTGATAGGTATTCAACACACCAATTGCCCACAAGGTTACACCAAGGGCTACGGAACATTCCCCCTGGCTTCCACTGCGCTGCGATCCTGCTAAGGACCTGCCGGTCCAAAATCATACCGGTCAGGACCTTTTTCTCGTCCGCGCCACTACGTTGTTCAATACGCATTACTTCTTCCTACGAGTACATGCCGGGAAATTTGACGTTTTCTGCCTTGGAGATGATTTGCTTGATGTTATTGCCAAGACTGTCTAGATCACTTCGCTTTTCGTCGTCAACTTCCCAGTTGGTGTCTTCATACCACTGTACCCACTCCATAACGACCTTAAGCTTGTCCACAGCACAGTCTCGCCGATGTGCCCTGTCTGTGCGGCCGCTCATGTCTGGCGGGAACACAGTTGTTTCTACTTCAACCCACCTAGGGATGTCGGGTAACTGAATGTTTTTCAATGTGCTGATTGCGTCTTGCAGCACACTGCCCTTGCTGCCGTTCTGGGACGACTCTGGTAGTCTGTCGAACCACTCCTGAAGCTCTTCTTTCAGATCATTCAGCTCGTTGCACGCGTCTTTGATGAGATCGGCGATTGTGCAGACATACATCTTGCCGAACAGTACGGGGTAATCAATAATCCTCGGCAGTTCCTTCACAATCTTGTACTTTACGCGTTCTCCCTTCTTCTCCTTAGGGAGTTTTTCGATGAAGCCTGATCGGGAAAGCACGTCTGGGGCGTGCTTGCTGTTGTACTTCTTCTTGAGCCCCTGTGCCGTCATTGTCTCCATTTGTTGCCTCCTTCACTCGGCATTTTTAACCGCCTCAATCAGTTGGTCCCATAGTGTGACATCGCCACACCACTCACTAGCCCACTCATACCCAATTTGCATCCACTCCGGGCAATCTGCCCTCCAGGCATATGGACGCAAATCCCCTCTGAAACCCTGCCGCCTTGCGACATCCCTAAACAGAAGTGTGAAATGGTTTATCACCATAGCCGTAGGTTGGGGCAACACGCGCAGGATGTAATCCCGGAACCGCATCAGCCTTTTCAAGTTGTCAATAGAGCTGTCTTTCAGCCCTACATTGGCAAGCTTGCCCCTCCAAGCCTCGTAAGCCACAAGGCTTGTGTCAATGGCTTGTTGGGCTGTTTTCCCGGCCCCCTTGGGCCAGTGCCATCCTTTGATTAACAGGGCTAGCTCATGGGTCTTTGGGTGCATGTTCATATGGCGACGACACATCCGGGTTGCCCGCTTACTAGCCTCGCCTCTGTTTAGGAAGCCTACCATGTGATTACTCCTACCCGTCCTTCCATGCAATCGCCACTAACGCCTTCTTTTGGTCTCCTACTCCAAGAATCGTTTCCGCAGTTCCTTTATCTCACGCTTAGGACTACTGGCCGGGTCTTTACCAGACAGGCACACCTGGTAAGTTTCCCCGGCGAACAACGACAAGTAGTCAGTCAACTTCCTTGCCCGTGCTTGTGCCTCCCTCGAGTTGTCAAAGCATACTACCCTAACAGGGTATTGCTTCATTTGTTCTAGTTGCTCTGGCGTCCAATTGAGCCCAAGAGTAGCCACACCTCCCGGCCCAATAGCCCAAGCATCGGTAGGCCCTTCCGTGATGACAATAGCGTGCCCGGCCATATCAGCACCGTACAGCACGGTCTTGAGCGACACCCGCTCCTGTTCAGGCCGGGCAGATATGTACCGCACTGCAGTCTTGCCAATTGCCCTAGTTGTCCACGAAATAGGCTCATGTCTGTAGTGAATAGGTATGTATAGCCGCCAACTCAGCCTTGCATGAATGCCTATTCCTCGAACCCCCCATAGGGCTGCAATCTCATCAGGATCAAACCCTCGGTTTTCAAGGTACTTGCGGTGCGCGGGCAGCATGTCAGACACGCCGTCAGGGGCCTGAAATTTGCCCCTGGGCCGCACGACAACCGTCTCTTGTATTGGGGTAGCCTGCCGCAGCAGGGCAACCACTTCTCCGCCCGGTCTTCCAGAAAGAACAACTAGCGTTGCTACTAATGGCTTGGGACCACATACCCAACAGTTTAGGTATCCACGGGCCTTGTTGAGCCCAAGATGAAACTTGTGGCTGTCCCGGCCACAGTCTGGGCAATCCATTTGCACCCACCCTGGACGACAGTGGTGGTGCCCAGATTCCATGTGTGGTATGCCTAGGTGCTGTAGTATCTCGACGTAGGTCATTTCTTTTTACTCCAGCAACATCCGGCAAACGCTTTGTTAAGAACCATTTGTGGGTTGAGTTGTACGACTTGCCTTCTGCCTCTTGAATTGTTCAGTAACTTGCTTCACCAACTGGTCAAAGATGTCGATATCACCAGTACGCTGCGACACCCCGTCCAGCACTGTAGAGCTGATCTTCTGCTTGGTTTGAATGATCTTGCAGAGCAGCTCTTCGATTGTACCCCTGGCAACCGGGTACACCATCTCAGTATGCTTCGATTGCCCAATACGGTGAATGCGGTCTTCTACCTGGGTGTGGTTGGCAGGCACCCAATCTAGCTCCACCGTGAGCAGCACTGGGGCTGCTACGATGGTGATGCCTGTACCCGCCGCAATCAGGTTCCCAAAGAACAGCCGCTTTCGCTTGTCTGTTTGGAACCGCTTTACGAGTGCCTGCCGGTGTGCCCCCTGCGGTACGTCCCCGTCTATAAGCACAGCAATCTTCTTGTACCGCTCGTAAAGCCCGTGCCTAATGATGTCCTTGTGAATACCATAGACAGCTAATTTGTCTTCCGTGCTCTCCAGGTAATTGTCAATCCACTCGATAACCGCAGGCATCTTTGCCTGGGCAGCAATTCGTTTCAGATACCCAAGCTGGGTCATCTTGGCGGCTTTGGTTGCTTCCTTTCCTTTCTCTTGCAACCAGTTCACAAAGTCGTTGGCCACCCGATTGTACTCATCCATAGGGATGTCAATGGGTATGACGGTCCTTCGCTTGGGCGGCAGCTCTGACAGCACATTGGCTTTCAGCCGCCGCAACATCCCT